GATTTGCAGTCAAAAAAAAATCAGAACAAATAAAGATTTTACTTGACATTGGTTTCGATATGGACTGTATTATGCGATGTGACAATGCAAAAGATAGAACTGAACTATATAAACAATCCATAAAAAATGACACAAATTAATATAAAACAAAAACTTCTTTTTATCCAAAGCGAGCTAAAAGCTCCAAAGGGACAAAGGAACTCGTTCGGCAAATACAACTATCGTAGTGCCGAAGATATACTAGAGGCGTTAAAGCCTATCATGCTGGAGCAGTCAGTAACACTTGTATGTACTGATCGTATTGAAATGCGTGGAACTTTCATGTTTAACGTGACCACCGCGCAATTACTTGATTGCGAGTCAGAGGATGCTATCAGCGCAGAACATTGGGCTATGCATAGTGAGTCCAAGAAAGGAATGGATTCAGCTCAGATTTCTGGATCTACCGCATCTTACAGCCTCAAGCGAGCATTGGGTAACTTATTTGCTATCGACAATGAGAAAGATGCTGATGCTATCAACACTCATGGTAAGGCTGAAAGACCTAAAGAAGCGGCTATGCCCGCTCAACAAGCTATCGAGGCAATTGATAAATGCAATAGCATGGAAGAGCTTGCTACACTTTGGAAGAAGATTCCATCATCAACCGCTAAAATGAACAACGTCATTGAAGCTAAGAATAACCAAAAAATAAAACTAAGTTAAAATAATGAGCAGACTAATTACATTAAATGTAGACGTAAAGAAGCTAGATAAGAGTAAGTTTTACGAAGGTAAAAAAGGAACTTATGCTAGTCTTGACGTTTGGGTAAATGATGAACCAGACCAGTACGGCAACGATGCCTCTGTCAATCAATCCCTGAGTAAGGAAGATCGAGAGAATGGTGTCAAAAAAACCTATGTTGGAAACGGTAAGAAAATGTTTGGATGGGGAGAATCTTCATCTAGCACCAAGCAGTCAGATGTAGAGATTGCTTCCGAACCATTTTAGCAGACATTAATACTGCTACGCCCTGCCCTAAAGTCCTCGCCCCTATAACGTAATAGGGGTGAGGCAACCTTTTAAAAATTATGCCAAAACCAAAAATAAATAGATTATTCTGGGATATAGAAACAAGTCCAAACATTGGTTTCTTTTGGCGATCTGGCTACAAACTAAACATAGGGCATGAAAACATTATACAGGAACGTGCTATTATCTGTATATGCTACAAATGGGAAAACGAAAAGAAAGTACATAGTCTGTCTTGGAAAAATGGATGCGACAAAAAACTTATAAAAGAATTTCTGGATGTCCTAAGTAATGTAGATGAACTTGTAGCACACAATGGTGACAAGTTTGACATGAAATGGTTCAGAACTCGTTGCTTAAAGCATGGATACGAAGTACCAATTGACGTAAAGACAGTTGATACTTTGAAAATGGCTCGTTCTAAATTTAATTTTAATTCCAACAGGCTTGATTATATAGCTAAGTTTCTTTTGGGAACTGGCAAGATAGCAACTGGTTATGACCTATGGAAGAATATCGTGCTACACAAGTGCAGTAAATCCATGAAAAAAATGGTTACTTATTGCGCTAATGATGTAAAGATATTGCAACAAGTTTATGAAGAACTATCTAAGTCACAAGATCCAAAAACCCATGTTGGCGTTCTAAACGGAAAAGATCCTTGGAGTTGCCCAAGGTGTGGTAGCGAAGAAGTACAAAAATACGGTAATTATATTTCTGGAAAAGGAATAAAAAGCTCCAGAATGAAATGCAAATCGTGCGGATGTGTATATAAAATATCACAGACTAACGCAAAAAAATATTTAGAAGAAAAAAATAAATAATGGTTGACACAACTAAAGAAATACTCCATAAAATTGAATCCATAGAAACTCTCCTCGATTCCATAAATCGTAGGGACTGCAAAAAACCTGCATTGATCATCATAGATGGTGTTCAGCAAGTTATAAAAAACATACTGGGAAAAACAAACAATGACGAAAACGATAAAAACACAGAGTAATGAAGAAGCCGAACGTATAGTATTATGCTCATGTCTTTTACCAGATGGTGCAGAGACATTTGATCTAGTAAGCCAAGTCGTTCGCCAGAATGATTTTCACGATGAGAAGAACTCTTGTTTATACGGTGCTATTCAAGCAGTATCGGATAAGGGCGATGAAATCAACGAGCTTAACATAAGTGAGCATCTTCGAAAGAAAGATCGGCTTGACTACATAGGTGGTATGCCATTTATATATGGCATCATGGATGCTTGTGCTACATCTTTACAGGCTATAAGTGCCGCAAAGATTGTCCGTGAGCGTAGCGATGCTAGGAGTTTACTAAGATCTTCCAAGCTTGCTATCGAGCGCATTGAGCGTGGTGCTGATGCACAGGACGCAAAGTCTTTTATTGAGTCAGAGATAAACAAGATCAATGGAGTAGACTCCGAAGATGTATCGCTAGGTAACGTGGGTTCTTCTTTTGTTGACCGTCTTGAGCAGATGGAGAACGGAACGTATAAGCCAGAGAATATTAAGACTGGCATTGACCACCTCGACAGAAAGCTCAACGAAGGCGGCATAGGCAAGGGCGAAGTCATGGTTATCTCAGCACCTACCAGTTGTGGCAAGTCGCAGTTAGCATTAAACATAGCACTACGATCAGCCATACGTGATAAAAAGGGTGTAGCTATATTCTCTTTAGAGATGCCGTCAGAGCAAATATACAAGCGTATGACGCAAATCTCTGCTTGCGCTAACATAGAAGAAGCTAATCAGAGTGACGATAAGAAGAAAGCATTTGCTCCTATCAGACCCGCAACAAAGAAAATTGCTGAGTCGCCAGTATATGTGTATAATACCGTACGTGATATATCAGACCTACGTAGTAAGTGCAGGAATCTAAAGCGTAAGCACAACATATCCATGATAGTTATAGACTATTTACAGCTTATACCTTGGAACAGCAAGTTGCAGAAGTGCGATGGTGTAGCAGAAGTCAGTCATAGCATCAAGCAAATGGCTATGGAGCTTGACGTTCCAGTTATATTACTAGCGCAGGTTAATCGTGAGGGTGCTAAACGTGGTAAACTATCGGTGTTTGACCTCAAGGATTCTGGCGATGTGGAGAATGACGCTGACATTATTTTGATGATGTACCCATCTAATTACGATATTGCCAAGAGTAGACGTATTGACAAATCTGGAAAACCATATATAGAACTAACGTATAGTTTAGTAAAAAACAGAGAAGGAGAACGAGACGAGCTAGGAACTTTTATATTTGACAACTCAACTGGCAGAATATTTTAAACTTAGGGAGTGGGGTAGCGGTAACGCCCCCAACGGGTTCGTCATTGTCTCGCTTATGGACTCCCTTCTTACTTTATTATGGAAGACATAAAACTAAAAAAATATATATACCCAGATGGCACAGCCGTCAGTATGAATAAGGACGAGATCGTCTTGCGTGTAACAGCAAGTGGATCTTTTGAAGACACGTATGCAGGAGAACTAATAGAAGGTGATGAGTATTGCGAACGATACCAGCACACTCTTCCGCCTAGACCAGCAGATAAGTTGCTGGATTTTATCGGAAGAAAAAAGTTAAACATTAACTTTACCGAAAGATCGGACGGTTCTGTATCAGTAGATATAGGTGATAACTTGACCACCTTGGTTCGCTATCCGTATGACGAGAAACGGAACTCCCTAAGAGAAGGGATTGAATACATCATGGATCAGGAAGAACTTTAACGAATCCCTAATCCTTGACGTTTTTTATTTTCGTCTCCGATTATAGCAGCACTTCTTTCTAGCTCGATTGTAGCAGAAGGATCATAGTCGCCGTATTCCAGCATTGACTTGATTCCGTCCTTTGTAAGAGTAAGGTACGGAATCATTTCTTTAAAATGTAATGCTGCGGCTTCTTTGGATGCTTGATCTTTGCCTCGTTTTATTAATAGATTCTGTATACCTTTTGTGGTAGCCATTTTTCCGTAAGCAAGTCTTGCAATAGACGCAGGTAAATCAGTAATAACATTAGTCATATTAATTCTATCTCCACCTAAGCTAATGACGGGTCGAAGTCCTGGAATGCCAGCTTGTCTAAACTTGGGCGTGCTATATTCTGCTACGCGTGCTAAATTTTTCATGTTCTCAAGGTATTCTTTGCCCATGACTTCTTTTACTACCCTGACTACGTTTGGTTTTTCAAGAACTCTTAGTAGTTCCTTTACATCAAACAAAGGTCTACCTCCTACGTTAGGAAATTTTCCACCTTTTGGGCGAGCCATTTCTAGTAACTCATTGTTTAATTTTCTACGAAGACTGTTAAGAACAGCCATCCCGCTAGTTTTTTCTACTGAGACTATAAATTGTTTTAACTTCTCAGTTGATTTAACATTAAACAAAGAACCAATAGCAGAAAGAGCATC